AATGGCAGGTGACTTTTTGAATACATATAAGTATGGTTGGAAGACATCTTACTACCAGAACACCTACGACAATAAGAGCGATGAAGTAGAGGAACCAAAAGAAGAGAAACAATCTATTGAAGACCTGTTAAATAAAATTCTAGACACCGAGGAGGAAGCTTGTGACAGTTGCGCGATTTAGAGTGACGGAACCCAAGAGACCAGCAGGTATGACTGTGTTCAATACGAACAAAGTTGATACCACCAAGCAAAAGATGTTCTTTGGTGCCCCTCTTGGGGTTCAAAGATATGATCAGTTTAAATATCCAGTCTTTGATAAACTAACCCAGACACAACTGGGTTATTTTTGGAGACCAGAGGAGGTGTCACTACAAAAAGATCGTGCAGACTATCAAACACTTCGTCCCGAGCAAAAGCACATTTTCACTGCCAACCTTAAGTACCAGATCCTCCTGGATTCTGTACAAGGGCGTGGTCCTGGGATGGCTTTTAGTCCTTTCTGTTCACTACCTGAACTTGAAGGTGCCATGAATATCTGGCAGACTATGGAGATGATTCATAGTCGTTCCTACACATACATCATCAAGAACGTATACCCAGATCCTACCGAGGTACTGGACACTATCGTTGATGATGATCGTATTCTGGAGAGAGCCAAGAGTGTTACAGCAGCATACGATGAGTTCTTACAAGCATCACAGGAGTGGGGTGCTGGTAACCGCTGGGAGCAGGCACTGGAGCAGGTTGATTCTGCCCAGTGGGAACTCAAAGAACTCAAGCGTAAACTCTACCGTGCTGTAGTCAACGTCTATATCCTTGAGGGTATTCGTTTCTATGTTTCCTTTGCATGTTCTTTCGCTTTTGGTGAACTGAAGATGATGGAAGGTAATGCAAAGATCATCGGACTGATTGCTCGCGATGAGTCACAGCACATGACTATCACCCAGAACATTATCAAGAAGTGGTTGGAAGGTGATGATCCTGATATGCGTGAGATTGCCAAGGAGGAAGAGGAAAACATCATTGAGATGTTCAAACAGTGTGTTGAGGAAGAGAAGAACTGGGCAGAGTATCTGTTCAAAGATGGCAGCATGATTGGATTGAATGATAAACTTCTTTCCAAGTATGTTGAGTGGATTGCGAACAGAAGAATGAAGTCAATCGGATTAAAACCGATCTTCGATGTCCCAGCAAACAATAACCCTCTACCATGGACAGAGCACTGGCTTAATTCCAAGTCTATGCAAGTAGCACCACAGGAGACGGAAGTTGAATCTTATTTGATTGGTGGTATCAAACAGGACGTTAGTGAAAATACATTTGCTGGATTTAAATTGTGAGTTTCATTGAATATAATGATGTGCTGCCTTCTGGGCAGCACAAGTGGTTCAAGGAAATAGTTGAGGGAAAAGATTTTTCGTGGTGCTTTAATCAAGACTCTGCTTTTTCCGACTCTTGTATAGAAAATAAAAATCCATCGTTCTCCAGAACAATTTGTGAATCAGAAACAAAATTTCAAGACACGTATTTGTCTAACAAATTTGAACTGATCTTTCTTACTCTTTTAGATACAGCTAAACTAGATAAAAGACGTTTGCAAAGAGTTCGTCTAGGACTATATCTTCCTATAAAAACAGAGGCAAAACATAATAATATTCACATAGATAGAGCAACTAAACATATAGTTCTTTTATACTATCTAAATGACAATGATGGTGATACATATTGGTTTGATAGTAATGATAACATCATTCATAAATTCAGACCAAAAGCAAATACCGCAATTGTCTTTGACGGCATGATTAGACATGCTAGTTCTAATCCATCAACTGGATTTAAAATCTCTTTGAATCTGAATATTGACAATGAATATAAATGAATGGTGTGCGATTCAATATAAAAGTGATCCTCCACAGTCTCCGTTTGCTCCGACGTGGGACTACACTATTGGAGAAAAACAAATTGATATTGACTGCGAGCAATTAAAAAATATTATTCTGGAGAAAGAAAAGGAAATTAAAGAAGAGTTTCCTGCAAGTAGTGATGGTAATACTGGACTGGGACCAGATAGCCTCACATCTAGATTTAGACATTTTAATGTATTAAGTTGGGGGTATGAAGTAACAGATCAGTTGCATGAAGAGATCAAAAAATTTCATAAACAATATTATAGAAGTCTGTTTGGTGCATTTGCAACTCCTCCTAAATTAAATATTAGATGCTGGGCTAATGTCTTAAGAAAGGGCGAAAGAATAAAACAGCATTGGCACTCTATTCACCCGCATACATATTTGGGAGGACATCTTACTGTTACTGCTACTGATACTAAAACAATATACGTACATCCTTATGACGATATTGGTAGAAAGTATGAAGCAGAAAATGTACCAGGAAAATTAACTTTGTTTCCAAACTATCTACCTCACTATACTACAGTAAATCAATACGACTCCCCTAGAATTACGATTGCATTTGATCTTACTTCTTTAAATAGTATTTTTACTGACGATGACAATACCCTAATACCACTATGACTGATACTCCATTACCGAAACCCATGCAGGCAGACCCTAAACAATCTAGGGCTATTGAAAAGTATATGCAATTGATGGAGATGAGAGATCATGCAGATATCGAACCATTAATGTGGTGGGCAAAACTGAATGAAAAAGAAATGATGTCTACTATGCAAAAATTTTGCTGGGATAATAGTATTGATTTCAATATGGTTAATTGGGGTAAATTTTTGAGGGGGGAATATGTCCCAGAGTCTTGGGAGAATGAAGAATGAACTTTATATACAGGTGGTTGTATGACAAAAGAACTTCCAGAGTGGAAAAGGAGAGCACTGCAGGATCCAACTCTACCAGAGAAACAGGTGCAGGTTCTACTTCACGGACCCAAGTGTCTGACGGATGCGTGGTTTCTCCAAGCGATGAAGTTCAAATACCAGATCCGTGGTTATGAAAGCTAGTAGTGCTAAAGCAAAGGGCAGGAACTTACAGAAGTGGGTTCGTGAGATGTTGATCGAGATTCTTGATGTCCATCCAGAGGACATTGAGTCTCGATCTATGGGTGCAGGTGGGGAAGATCTCATCATGGCTCGTGCTGCTAGACAGAAGTTCCCTCATAGTATTGAGTGTAAGAACGTAGAGCGTCTCAATGTATGGGATGCATACGAACAAGCTTGTGCTAACTGTGGTGACTATGAACCCATTGTTGTCATGAAAAAGAATAGAAAGAAACCACTTGTAGTTGTAGACGCAGAATATTTCATTACATTGTTTGGAAACAAAGATAATCAAGAGGCATCGGATAAATAGTCCGATGCTTTTTTTATATGCCTAGATCCCAACTCACAAAAATTGATTTAGAGAGTAAGGTTTACAAGTTAAAGAATGAACTCTATAATGGCCATGAAGAAAAGAGTGATGAGTGGCATGAAGGAGCGCACTACACACTCAATAAGGTACTGGATATTTTAAATGAGTTTAGATACTGAAGACTTAAAAAAACTTGCCCAGCGAGCACAACGCATGAAGATGGATGTGTTATTTGAAGAACCATGTCCTATCTACGAAGCTAACGAAGAAGACTGGGAAGACTTCTGGTATAATGAAGATAAATAATTATTCATTGATATGAAATTATGATCAAATCATTACTTGCTGTCCTTGCGGCAGCGGCGATTGTAGTGCCTGTAGAAGCGAAACCTACAAAGGGTTACAATACTATGGATTCCTTGGGGTGCATGTTGTTGCGCGAGTGTACCGATGGAGTCGAACAAGTCTTTAGTCTTCTGGATGTTTCTAGTCAGTATGATAATACTGATGAGTTTACTTCAGTTACTCTTGAATTCAACAGAATGCTCGTTGCCCTTGATCAGGTCGGAGTTAAGGTGTTTCTAGCTGATCAGAAGTATTTTCCTCATGGTCACCGTGGTGTCTATCATACTGTAGGTAATAACTTCTTCCTAAACAAAAAGTACATGGATGATCCTGGTGTTCTTATGAGTGTCATGAGACATGAGGGGTGGCACGCTGCACAAGATTGTATGGCAGGCAGCATTAAGAATAGCATGATCGCTATCATTCATAATGAAGAAGATGTGCCTATGCTATGGCGCACAATGGCAGAGCGTACCTATCCAAAGTCTGCAGTGCCTTGGGAAGCAGAAGCAGGTTGGGCAGGTCGCACCAAGAATATGACCATGGAAGCACTAGAGTCTTGTGCTGCTGGCACTATGTGGACTGACTATGAATTGACACCACTCACTCGTAAGTGGCTGGAGGAAGAGGGATTCATTAAGGAATAAATAACTATGCCTTGATTCTCTATTATGTCGGATACTAAACCCGCTGTAGAGAAGCAAGACCACGATGAAGATAAAAGTGAAGTCCTTGGTAATTTGGTGAAAGTTGTTGTACTTATTTGGTCTGCTTCTCTCCTCACATTCAGTTACGTAAGACTCCCCAATGGTCAAAAGATTTTAGATTTTGATCCTACATTTATCGCATCCGTGTTCTCTGGATCTTTAGCTGCGTTTGGACTGTCTCCTGCTAAAGCAGGTGGTGGTAATAATGTCAAAGCAGTAGCGAAGAAAGAACCAGAGGTTGTCTCTGCTATTGAACCAAAGAAAGATGCAAAAACTGATTAACGTTATCGCACTCCTATCGGGACTGACCTCACTGGCAGTCCTCGGTGGGGGTGCTTATTTGTATACACAAAAAGATGCCCTTGTAGAAGGTGCTATCGATAAAGTCACTAAAGCCGCTGTAGAAGGCGTTAGCAATGCCCTCCCAGGTATGCTTGATGCCGCTGTACCAAAACCACCAGAACTTCCCAAGCAAACTGGTGGCGTCATTCCTGGTATTTGATATGACTACCACAAGAAGAAAAAAAGATAGAGATGCGGAAGGAAAGTTCTTTCTGTACGTTGCTTTTCATTCAGTATTTACTGCGATTTCTAATCTATTCAAAGATGACTGATGGAGATCAAGGAAATCCTACCCGTGAGTGCTGGAATTCGCGAGTTAGATATTCCTCCTGTTAATATCTCCGAACCACCAGTTGTTTACAAGTTCACTGCTCCTCCAGTGACAGTAAATATTGGTGTGCCTGTTGTTGATATTCCTGGATGTGTAGAAGCTCACGAATCTAATAACAAATCAAACACAATTGGTGAAGATGACCAGAGGGGTTTGGTGACATATTGTGATGGAAATATGCCATCATTCAATCCTATCAATTTTGAACCAGAGCAGATAGTTCCTACTGCTCCTGCTGGAGTTGATACCAGACGACCAGAGAAACCAGAACCACCAGGACAAGTAGAAGTACCCCAGGCAGCACCACCTGCTACTGCCAAGGTAGATTGCCCCACACCAGCACAGGAAGCAAAGGAACCTGTTGGAACATATGTAGAAGGTTTCCGAAAGAAGGTTACTGAATATAAACTCATAGGTAATGAGTGTGTTCAGATAACAGAAGCAGTGCCTATTCCTCAACAGATTGTTGCTGGTCTTCCTGCTCCTGGTGTGGTCACTACGACTGCCACTATTGCTGTAGTGGCAACAGCATCAGCACTTATGGCAAAACCGTTGGCAGATATCCTACTCAAGGTTATCAAACCAACGGTCAAGAAAGTTATGAAAAAGATTGCT